CACAAGGCTGGTAAATGATTACATTTCACGAATTAGAATTTCGTAACTTTCTTGCGTGTGGAAACAACCCAATAACGATTCAACTAGACAGGAGTAAGAGTACTCTTATTGTAGGTCAGAATGGTTCGGGTAAATCCACAATCCTTGATGCATTGTCTTTTGCATTGTTCGGGAAAGCACATAGGAACGTTACAAAGAATGGGTTAGTCAATTCGGTTAATGGTAAAGGTACGATAGTGTCTGTTACCTTTGAAACCGCAGGTCACGACTTCAAGATTATCAGAGGTATCAAACCGAACATCTTTGAAGTATGGCAGAACGATAAGATGATTGACCAAACGGCCTCGGTTAGGGATTACCAAAAGTTCCTCGAACAGAATATCCTTAAACTCAATCACAAGAGTTTCCACCAAATCGTAGTATTAGGTCAATCGTCCTTTATTCCGTTTATGCAATTATCAAGTGCCCATAGACGTGATGTTGTAGAGGACTTACTTGACATTAATATATTCTCGAAGATGAAAGGTATTCTGAAAGAGAGAAACGCAGTTACCAAACAAGACTCTACTAACATTAAACACGATTTAAACAATCAAAGGGATAAGATTGGATATCAGAAAAAACATATCAACTCATTAGAGGCAATCAATAAGAAAGCAGACGAATCCACTAAGGAAATCGAAGATGAGATTATAACCGATATTGCGAAACTAAAGACCGAGAAAAGTGAATATCCAAAGACATTAAAAAATGATTTGAAAGAATTACAATCGTCGAAGGCAAGCTTAAACCAAGAGAGTGGGGTGTGCAAACATCTGATACAGGAACTAACGAAGAAAGGAAAATTCTTTGAAGATAATAACGAATGCCCCGAATGTACCCAAGAGATTAACAAGCAATTAAAGAACGCAATGCTTATCGAAGTCAAGTTAAGTGCAAAAAGAACCGCAAAACTAGTCAGTACTAACAAAGAAAAATATTCTAAGACGATAAAAGACATTGAAAAGATAACAACAGATATAACTAACTTCGACAAAATACTTACTAAGATTGAATCGAAAAAGATAGAGTTAGATAGAGTAAGAGAAAATAAACCTCTTAAATCGAATATTAGACCCCTTCACGACGATTTAAACGACCTAATTTTAGAAGCCGATGAACTATACGATAACCTCAACGAATGTAACGACAAACTATTATATAACGAAATTGCATGGGAGATGCTAAAAGATACGGGGATACGTACCAAAGTCATACGGGAATACCTACCTGCAATGAATACTTTAATCAATCAGTACTTACAAACCCTAGATTTCTTTGTTGCATTTACCTTAAACGAACACTTCGACGAAACTATCCGTTCTAGGCATAGAGATAAATTCAGATACGATAACTTCTCGGAAGGTGAGAAAATGCGTATCGACCTTTCGTTGTTATTCACTTGGCGACAGATTGCGAAGATGAAGAACTCAACGAATACCAACCTATTAATCCTCGACGAAACATTCGACTCTTCATTAGATGCTGATGGTGTAGATAACCTAATGAAGATACTATTGACCTTAGAGGATTATACCAACACCTTTATTATATCACATAAGCCCGATATGCTAGAATCTAAATTGCAGTCAAAAATCGAGTTTAAAAAGATAAATAATTTTAGTACAATATATACCGGGAATTGACATGAATATTAAAGAAGTAAAATATACAGAAAATGGTCAGACCACTTCGAGAGTTGTGGTTGCTGACAAAAACACTCCAAACCAACAAACCATTCGAATGTACATTAAGGAATTGCTTAAGAATCCTCGAATATCAAACGTAATAGTTGAATATAATTCAACACGAGAATAATATTCTACCAAAGTGTGGTTTTATAGAATAAACTAGTTATTTTAAAAAATAGTTGGCACACAAGTGAAAAATCTGGTATAATAGCATTATAGAATGAAAAAAGAACTGTAAAACAATGAATTTAACCTCCCAAGAATACCTCGCCAGACTTCTCGCAAAAGAGAATTTGGTGATTCAACACGGTAACTACTCTACTGCCTCATTTGATACTGAGAATCGTATCCTTAGACTTCCATTATGGGAAGATAAAGGTAAAGCGGTTTATGACTTACTGGTCGGACACGAAGTTGGACATGCTCTTTACACTCCTAATGAGGGGTTGCATGATGCACTTAATAATTCCGATATTCCAAAATCCTATTTAAACATTGTCGAAGATATTCGAATTGAACGTATGATTCAAGAAACATATCCTGGCATTGTCAAGGCATTCCGTAATGGTTACAAACGTTTGTTTGAAGATAACCTCTTCGGAACTGAAGATAGAGAGCCAACTTCTCTTATGGATAGATTGAATATCCATTCTAAAGGTCGTGGTCTTTATCCTATCGAATTTGACGACGAAGAATCTCCATTAGTCAAAGAAGCAATGACCGTTAAGACTTGGAAAGATGTTGTTGAGGTCTGTAAAAAATTAAAAGAGTTCTTAAATGCAAAACAAGAAGAACAAGATGAAGAAGCTCTCGGTGTCGGTGATATGGGTGAGAGTGAAGTCGAAAGTGAAAAACAAGAAGGTGGTGAATCACCATCTAAAGAAAAAGAAGAAGGCGAAGGCGACGACTCTGATGCCGACGACAACAACGACGGCGACGAAGGTGATAACGACGACGACGAAGAAGGTGCAGAAACCGAGGGTGATATCGAAAATGGTGAAGAAGGTGCTGAAGCTCCAATAGATAAACTAACTGATACTTTCACCGAAGATACTTACCGAGAAAAAGAAAAAGAACTTTTAGATATGAAAGAGAATCGTTATGGTCGTAATACCCAAGCTCGTTACTCTTCTGGAATCTCAAAAGAGAATCTGAAAAAAATGGTTATCCCATATAAAGAAGTATTGAAGGAACGAAATGAACTTCAATTCGAAGAAGAATCTGACAGATGTTATATGGTTAATGAAGATGTGCAAAATGAATGGTTGCAAGTTAAAAAACATTTAGAGAGTACTGCGAATTTACTTGCCAAAGATTTCGAACGTAAGAAGGCTGCTTATGAATATTCAAGGGCGACTGTTGCCAAGAAGGGAAGTTTAAATCCTAACAAACTTCACCAATACAAATACTCTGAGGATATATTCCTTTCAGTTACTCGACTTGCTCAAGCAAAATCACACGGTATCGTTGGTTTCGTTGATATGAGTGGTTCAATGTGTGATATAATCGAAGATGTTATTTCACAGACACTAACTATCGCAATGTTCTGTAAAAAGGTTAATATCCCATTTAAGTTTTACACTTTCACTTCTCGTTGGACTGCTACTGATAGAATGAACGGTAGTGATGATGAAGATTTGAGAGAAGTTGGCCCGACTGAGATTGAGAATGTTGGTGCGGTAAAGATTGCGGAAGTTCTGAGTTCTGAAATGAAATCTGCTGAATTCAAAATCGCAATGAAAGGTTTATTCGGTTGTGGAATTTACAATGGATATAGGTATGGATATGCTCATGACCGTAATTATTATATCGACAGAAGTATTTATTCCCCTTATGATGAAATGGGAACTACTCCGCTAATTCAAACTACTTTGGTTGCGGCAGATATCGTCGAGAAATTCCAAAGGAAATACAATGTTCAAAAAACAAATATTATGATACTTACTGATGGTTATGCTGATTCTCTCGGAATTAATACTGATGGTGATTTAGCTGTCGATACTTACAAGACTGCTTTGAATTTCCGTGGGAAAATGGTTAAAGGTGAGAGTTCAAGGGAACTATATAAAGGTTGTTTGAAACGACTTCGTGAGATTACTGGTGCGAAGATTACTGGTTTCTTCCTTGCTCCTAAACCTCGAGAGCTCTTCCAAGGACTTTGGGATGTTCCTTGGGAAGCCCGTAAGAAAAAAGAAGATAAAGACCTCAAAAAAGAATTTAACAAGAATCACATAGTTTCTTTCAAAGATGCTTTGGGTTACAATGACTACTTCATAGTCAAAGTTGGAAATCGAAATATCATTGAAGAAAATGAGTTTACTCTGCCGGAAGGTAAAACTCACGAAATAAAAGATATCCGGAATGAGTTCAAAAAACACAACAAATCTAAAAAGATAGTGAAACAACTCGTGAATAAAATATCTGAGGCGGTGGCAGTATGATGAATTTAATTCAACTTAAGTTGAATATTTCGACATCTAATGCCCTTGACTTTTGCTCCAGATGTGGTATAATGTACTTGTAAATAAAGAAAAGGAAAAAATATATGATGTTAAATAATGAAATAATTGAAAAATTGAAAGAGAACTTTGGTGGTAAAACCGAATTTACCAACAAAGAAGTGTTCTCAGTTGCTGAAGAATTCGGTATGACTGATAAAAAGGTCTTTCATGCATTAGCTGGTTATCCAAAGGTTGCGAGGGGTGTTTATGACCTTTCCTCTGAAATGGGTAAATCAACTGGTCGTAAAGCAAAAACAGTTAAGGTCGAACCAATGAAACAAGCCTTGAAGGGTGTTTCTTCTGTTGTGAATGATGAAGTCTTTATTCCAAAAATTGCTCCAGAGTTCGTTGCTTGGGGACATTTTGCGGATATTGTGAAAATCATAAAATCTCATATGTTCTACCCAACTTACATTTCTGGATTATCTGGAAACGGTAAAACTTTTATGGTTGAACAAGCCGCTGCTAAGGCACGGAGAGAGTTTGTCCGAGTTCAGATTTCGCCTGAAACTGACGAAGATGATTTGATTGGTGGATTCCGATTAATCAACGGTGAAACAGTTTTCCAAAAGGGTGCAGTTATCAAAGCCATGGAGGCGGGTGCATTACTTCTGATTGACGAAATTGACCGAGGCACTAACAAGATTATGTGTTTGCAAGGAGTTCTTGAGGGCAAACCTGTTCTAATCAAGAAAACTGGTGAGATTGTTGAACCCGCTAAAGGTTTCAATGTGATTGCTACTGCTAACACTAAGGGTAAGGGTTCAGAAGATGGTCGTTATTCTGCGGCTACTGTGATTGACGAAGCGT